GATATTATAGGTATTAAACCTACTTGTACAGATTCAAAGTATTTTGGATCTACTGAATATATTGTTCATGGAGATGATAATGGATTTGTATATCGTCAAGAACAATCAAATAGATTTAATGGAAGTACAACTGATAGTTCCACAGGTACAGCTATATCAGCAGCATACAAAAGTCCAGATATAGTTTTTGGAGATTCTGGTGTTAGAAAGAATATGCAAAGAATTTTACTTAATATTGAATCAGAAGGAGATCTTGACTTTAGTCTTCTAATGAGATACAATTATAATAACTCTGATACGCCTCAACCTTCTGCAATTTCTATCTCAGAAACATCTGGTGTTGCTGTTTTTGGTAATGCATTATCCACATTTGGAACAGCAGTATTTGGTTCTTTTGGTTCACCTTTGATTAGAAAGTCAATTGAAGGATCAGGTTTTGCATCAGCAGTACATATTATAGATACAGCAAGTACATCACCATATTCTGTTAGAGGATTTCAATTAGAGTACACTCCTGGAGGAAGATATTAATGGCTATTCAAGGGTACGACAAAACTTCTACATATAGTAATATAGCTACTGGTAATGTAATTGAGGCAGCATATTTCACAAATGAGTATGCAGAAATATTTGATGCCTTTAAGAAAACAACTAGTACAACCGCTACTGGTCATAGACATGATGGTGGTGATGCAATGGGTGGATATGTTGCATTACTTTCTGATAGTGATAATGATACTAAAATTACTTTAGAAACTATTAGTATTTCTGGTGGAGCACCTAGTTATACAGACTCAGATACTATCACAATAGTTGCAGGTAGTGCTACGATTGCAACGATTGATTCAGGAGACATCAATGTAGCAGCAAATAAGGGGATAACCTTTGGCGACGATGGGGAGAAGATCGAAGGAGACGGTACTGATCTTACTATTACTGGTAATAATATTAATCTTACTGCCACTGCTGATGTAAATATTCCAAGTGGAGTTGGGGTTACTTTTGCTACTGCTGAAAAGATCGAGTCAGATGGTACAGATCTTACAATCACAGTTGGAAGTGGAGGAGATATCAATATTCCAGCAGATATAGGTCTTACTTTCGGAAATGACGGGGAAAAGATAGAGGGCGATGGTACTGATCTTACAATCAGTGGTAATAATATTAATCTTACTGCTACTGCTGACGTTAATATTCCTAGTGGAGTAGGAATTACCTTTGCTACGGCTGAGAAAATCGAATCGGATGGTACAGATCTTAGTATCACTGTAGGTTCAGGAGGCGATATCAATGTTCCTGCAAATATCGGTATTACATTTGGTGATGATGGTGAGAAAATTGAGGGTGATGGTACAGACTTGACAATTAGTGCAAGTGCTGATCTTAATCTTACTGCTACTACAGATATTAATATTCCAGCTAATGTAGGTCTTACATTTGGTGATGATGCAGAAAAGATTGAAGGAGATGGAACAGACCTTACAGTTTCAGGTAATAACATTAACCTTACTGCTACGGCTGATGTTAATATTCCAAGTGGTGTGGGACTTACGTTTGCTACTGCTGAAAAGATTGAATCTGATGGTACAGATTTAAGCATAACTGTTGGCTCTGGTGGTGACATTAACATACCAGCAGATATTGGTCTTACGTTTGGTGATGATGGTGAGAAAATTGAGGGTGACGGAACGGACCTAACTATTTCTTCTTCTGCTTTAGCTACGATTGATGCAGGTACTGATATTACTCTTGATGCAGATGGCGGAGATATTTTCTTCAAGGATGATGGTACTACATTTGGTAGTGCTACTAATACAAGTGGTAATTTAATTATTAAATCTGGTACGACTACTGCTCTTACTTTTAGTGGTGCTAATGTTACTGGTTCTGGAACTTTTGAAGCTACTACTATTACTGCTAGTACTTCTTTTGTACCAGATGCATCAGGTGGAGCAGACTTAGGTTCAACTAGCTTAGAATTTGGTGATTTATATATTGCAGATGATAAGAAAATTTATTTAGGTAGTGATCAGAATTTTTCTATTGAATACGATGAAGATGGAAATGATACTACAGCAGTTGTAGCCGCAGGAGGTGTTTCTTTAGCACCTCATGGAACAAGTACTGGTAATACTACCTCTATCCAATTTCAGGAACTTGCTGCTAATGGAGCACACTATGTTGGTTTCAAGGCTGCTGATAGTATAGCTGCTAATGTTATTTGGACATTACCTAATGCGGATGGTTCAGCAAATCAGGTTATAAAAACAGATGGTAGTGGTGCATTAAGTTGGACAACACCCTCATCTGGTGCTGTTACTGCTATTAATAATGCTACAGCAAATGAACTAGTAACTATTGGTTCTACAACTACAGAATTAGATGCAGAAGGAAATCTTACATTTGATGGTTCTACATTAGCTCTAACAGGTGATGCAACTATTAGTGATGATCTAGGTTTAGTATCTGATGCTGCTGTACTTACTTTTGGTGCTAACTCTGAGGTTACTGTAACTCATGTGCATAATACAGGATTAAATCTTAAACATACAGCTACGGGTGACGATACACCTATTGTTCTTACTTTACAAACTGGTGAAACTGATATAGCTGCGGATGATGTTATAGGTAAGGTTGCTTTTCAGGCACCAGACGAAGGTGAAGGAACAGATGCTATTCTTGTAGCTGCTGCAATTCAAGCAAGGTCAGAAGGAGACTTTAGTTCTAGTGCAAATGCAACTTCAATAGATTTTATGACAGGTGCTTCTGAAGCTGCTGCAACAAAGTGGTCGATTACATCTGCTGGATCATTTTTGAACGCTGGAACCAATACAATAGATATGAATGGTGGTGAACTTATTCTTTCACCGAATGGAAATGCAAGTATTACAGCAAGTACTAATGATCAAATAGACATTCGTATTGCTAGTGCCGATGATTTTACGTTTACACCTAATACTTTTACAGCAGAAAGTGGAAGTGAGATTGTTCAGACAGACGGTACAATATATATGAATGAAACGGCCAATGGTCAACAGACACTAGGAATAACTATCAACCAAGGTGCGGCAGATAATGAAGTTATGACCTTCAAAAGTTCGGATGTAGCTCATGATGGCACTGCATTTTCAAACGAATCTGACACCTTTGGAATGTTTAAAAAAGTGTCTGCTGCTGAGGGTGGATTATACATGCAGGGATTTTCTGAGGGTACATCAGGCATCGGAGCCATCTCTCACCATGAGACCCAACCCTCAACTTCTCCGGCGACATCAACCAGTACATCATCTTATATTTACTACGCTAGCTGCTATGACGGTTCTTATGGATATGACGCAAATAGTCTTGTATGGGGATTAAGAAGGATCACTGATGGAGGTTCGTGGAGATCAATAATGTTTATCGATGAGGATGGTGACATCCATCTGGATGGTTCTAGCAATGATAGCGTTTTTGATGAAGATGATGATGCGATGTTGTGCAGGTCGCTTGATCTAATGAGATCGCCAAATAAGACTATTAGAACTACTTTTGATCAATGGACACAAAATCATAAAACTACTCTTGAAGATGCCGGTATTATTTCAAAAATTGATCCAGATAATCCCGATCATTGGGAGGATGGAAACCTTGGTGAACCGATGATTAATATCACTCAACTTCAAAGACTTCATAACGGTGCTATTTGGCAACAAAGAGCTATGTTTGAAACTATGAAACAAGTAACGGAAGAAATGTTACCGGGATTTGGTGCAAGACTTAATGAACGATTGGCAGAACAGAAGCTTCCTGCTCTCCCTGTACCTGCATAAAGAAAGGATTAAACTATGGCACTACAAGTAAATATTCCACTACAGGGTGGTATTACACATAACAATGGATATGTTCGTGTAACTGATGCCCGTGTATGTAGAAAGGATAATGCAGATTGGTTTCTCATGGTAGATGTATCTGTATATAAAGATGCAGATGAACGAGCTAAAGCTATTCCAGAAACTATTCCCTGTCCTGCTATGGATAAGTTTAAGTACGATTATTCAGTTGGAGATGAATCCGATAGTAATCTAGTCGCTCTCTCTTATGTTAAGCTAAAGACTAAAAGTGTTTTTGATGGGGCTTCTGACGTATAAATAAAGGTGGAATAGATTGGCAGACAATAATAAAACTCGTGCTTATGTAGATAAAGCAATTAAATGGCTGGAGCGTAGATCTCCTGAAGGAGAACGATTAGCTTTTATTAATGCTAAAGAAGCACGAATGCTTAAAGATGCAGGAGGTAGTGGTGAAGATGCTGTAGGGGGTATCCCTAGTTATCAACCTCCTGGAG